TCTAATAATTTTGTAATGTTTGTACTCAATGCTTCGAACGAATCGATATTCATATGACGAAGTATTAAAGTGTTTACAGTTTGCGGAAAATTGTCAAATGTTTCTGGTTGTGGCGTTATATTAAACGTATTAACTTGTTTAAATGCAATTGGTGAATATGGCATTTCTATTTTGTATGCGATGTTAAGATTGGGTGCAGATACATATAATTTATCTGATTCTTCAAACGATCCTTCGGTTTTTAGTTTTTCTAAAAGATTAGATCCGCCTTGTACATAATGATATAAAATATATTTTACTTCATCAGTAGTTGTAGCTAAACGACGTTCTCGAATCATTGCAGAAATTTTTTCTTGAATCTTCGGATCTGACCATCGCGTCACAGTATCTAGACCAGTATCACAATACAATGTATCTTTTAATTTGAATATGCCTTGTTTGTTTGTTTGTACTGCACCTAACAATCGATTAATTTCATCTAAAAATCCAATTGGCGGCGTACCATATACTCTTTGTTCTGCTTGATACAATACGTTGCTTGGATCTTCCAACGAAACAAACGGTTTGATTGCAACTCGTGCTACAGGATTTTTAATGTTCAAATCATCATTACGAACTAAATATGCAACCAATGTTCCGGCTTTAACATCATGTTGAACATAATTTGAATTAATTCCAGTATATAAATTCATACAGCTTGTCCATCCACGACCCGTACTCATTCCTGCTACATCGTATCGATGTTTTGAAAATACAATGTAAAACGATTTAACTTTATTTTCTCGATACAATTTAACTTCCGGAATTTTGTTATAATTGTCTATGAGCTTATTGATTTCTGTAACTGCTTTGTCTTTCATTTGTCTACGAACATCTTCCATTGGACGCTCGCCTAGCAACGTTTCTCGACCCTTTTCATCTTTCTTGATGTATTTTTCAATTTCTTTTAATTTGTATTGAATTTCAATTTTAGTAACAAGACCAGTTATCCATTTAGACACTTTTGTTTTGCGTCCATATTCATCCGCTACCGTACCTGCTAGCATATCTTCCCAATCGGGCATACGACTACTGCCTTCTGGTTTACCATCTATACGGTCTACCCGATTAACTATGTCTCGCATTTCATACCAAAATCTAGAATATTCATCACTCAATCCGCTAATATCAATTGAAAATTCTTTAGATTCATATGGTATGCCGATGCGATCCAGTCTACGTGATGATTTAGTATCTGGCAATGCTGCCAATGCACTCAATACTGCATCTTGTTGTTGTTCAATACTTGGATTACGTTCCATGGAAACATATTCACGAGCTTTTTCTAAAGGCAGTGCTTCTTTGATCAATTGAACTTCTAAAAGTGTTTTCAACCTAATCACTATAACTCCTGCCGTATTGCTAATTTAGGGAGATATGTTCTCCATGTAGTTAATATGTTTTCTCGTTCTTGTGGAGTAATTGTTTCATTTTCTACCCACATAGATAAATATTCATCAACTACCGTTTTAAATGGTTGTTTGCTTTTCTTTGCCTTAAAATACAAACCTTGAAGCATTGCTGGTATTTCTTTTGGCAGCGTAAAATAACGAGCTGGAGGTAACTTGCCAGATTCTATTTTGTTTCGCAATGCAGCATCCGATGAAATATATTTGCCGTCAATCATATTCCAACCGCTTTGAGTAACATGTTCAATTTCGTGTCGCAAAGTATCTCGCAAATTTATTGCAATGTCACTAAGTATCTTAGGATATTCTGCAGGATCCAATTGAAATCGTATTTCAATTAAGGGGGGCGTTTCAGCATCTCGTTTAGAATCATTGTATGCATCTCCTCCATATCGAAGATCATTTAATCCCGCAATCCATTGTACTTTGAGTTGCAAATAAAATTCTACCGGGATGGTTGTGTTTTCTACTTCCTCAAAATATACATTGGGTTGCGTTGCGTCGTCTTCAATATTAGCAACCGTTTCTCCTTGCTTGTAAAAAATCTTTACGCCGCCAAATTCTCCTTTTGCATTTGAGGCGGCCGAGTAACTGTCTTTTATTATGCCTAACAATTTATTGGATAATGCAGTCACTAAAGAATCATAGCGACCTTCTATAATCAAGTGCTTCATGGATATCATATTAATAAATATCACTCAAGCAAATTGTAATTCCAATAACGTTCTTTATTCTCATTAAAAGGATTTCCTGTTTGTTGATAATAACAATTGATGCAAAGCATTTGAAGATTTTCTATGCAATGATTTGTTTCATCTCCATCAATATGGTCTAAAAGTAACGGAACGGTATCATCGGTTATTCTGCGTTCTGCATAACCACAGGAGTTGCATTGTTCTGGAAGTATTGCCAATGCTAACAATCTATTACGTAGCTTCCAGGTAGGATAGGTAGGATGCTTGCCTGTCAAGATATTATCAATTGAATATATACCTTTATTGGCTTTGCAAACATCTTTTGGTATGCCTACCCCAAATTGATTTTTATGAAGTTCATACAAAGTCTTTTCAGTGTCTCGATCTATATACATTCGTGCATACTTTTTATAAGTAGTAAATGATACTTTGAGAAATCGAGCAGCTTCGGCATTAGATTTAGTATTTTCCATTGCATAGCGTATTTCACTTTCTGGAATATCTAATGCCGTTTTGCCGATACCATAAACATATTTGTATTGTTTTTCTTCCATTAATACAATCCGTGCTTTCTTAAAGTAGCAACTGCTTCTTTTGGAAATGTTTTCTTTTCCCACATTTCTTTTATTATGTCTTGCAATTTAACTATTTTAGCTGTAAAAAATGTAGGATGAACTTTTGATAGTTGTTTGATTTCTGTAATCCAATATGAATATACTGGATATTTGTCATTGAAACGATCTTTGTCTGTACGATTTTCCCAATATTCAATTTGGTCTTTTAATGGCCACATATGAATTGGAATGTTTGGATCCTTACGTATGCCTGATCTAAACGGCATACCTTGTTCTCGTTTAATGTTTTTTGAAATAAATTTGTCCATGATCATTGCAGATCGATCTTTCGGGGACATACCGGTGTGTGCTGATTTTCTACCCATTATGTTTTTGTTTTTCTGATAATATAACTAATTTGCGCCAAGCATCCTCTGCTCGATATGCATGTTTCTTAAATTTTACAACATCTAAATCTTTCCTAGCAATTTCCATTTGTCGCATATTGCGATGATATGTTGCATGAAGAATTGCAATACGAATTCGAAGAATGCTATTATAAATTTTTCGTATCATATTTTTCAATTGTTACTTTTAACTTGGATTTAATTAAGTATTCATATACAGATTCGCATGCGTCGTGAGAATCAACAAATACTGCACATCGGCCTGCATTATGTACAATTATTGCACATTGGTGTGCTTGAAATTCATTGTGTCCGCATGCATCAATTAAACAATCAATTACATGTTCAAACGTATTGTGATTATCATTATGCAATATAACTCGGTATTTGCCTCGTTTAGATTTCTTCAATGCTTTCTTTGACATCTCGTATAATTGCACATTGTTCATATAATTCTCGTTCCGTAGCATAACGAAGTGATTCGTTTAAAAAATGTAATCGACGTTGTTTATCCCAAGCATCGGGCCATTCCCATTCGCCTGTCGACATCACGTTAATTGAATCTATAAATAATTGTTCTATAAAATTTTGATTCATAACTTAATATAATAAATAATATGTTTGTATCCAAATTATGCAGTTAAAATGTCATATACTTTAGTTGAACTTGATACTTTAGGATATGTTGATTTTACGCCATCTATAACAGTTTTAATATAGTTTTCAGTATTATTTTCGCTTGGGGGAGCATATGTATACATGAATTGTTTTATAGTCGGTTTTTCACCTTTCACGTATTTAGGTTTCATGTTTAAATTTGTACTAGTACTTGGCATCCCACCAGCTGCCCATTTTTTTATTTTCATAACAATTAGTGCCTTTGCCCCTAATACTGGCGAAGAAAATTTAGCAAATTTGCCATTAGTTTCTTGAACAACTTTCCGATCAATTGTTTTAAAACTATCTTGATACATTAAATTACCTGGATTGTTATTTCGATATGATCTAGAACCTTTTCCTGCATTTGCATTTGCTACCCAACCTTCTTTTGTTCCTATTATTTTTGCTAAAATGTATTCTGCAGATGTTCTTGCATAGCCGGTTTCATCTAATACAGATGTTAAACTAGTTTTGTCATATATTACTACATTGTTGTCAAATTCAACAAGCAATGATTTTAATCGTATCATGATTTTTTACCCCAATTTTTTGCACCCTTCTTTCTACAAGCTGACAATGCTAATGATCCATAGGCCGATGGCCATGTTCCTCCATTGCGAGTATATCGTGCTTTTACTTTGTAGTAACATGCATCTCGTTTTGGTTTCTTTTTTTCATCAATTATACCTTCAGCCTTAGGCGTACGTTTACCCATTCCTACTTTTCGCTTCTGTGCGACTAAAGATGTCTTTTCTTTTTTGTCGAACGAACTCCATGTTTTAGGAGTGTCTTTGGAAACTCGTCGCGACGGACGACATTTTTTAACGCCTTTGGTTTTGTCATTGCCACATGGGCGGCCATGTTGATCTGTCCACTTTTCCTTTACCCATCGGCGAAGATCTTCTGATAACAAATCAACTAAACGTATCATCGTCCACGTTCCTCTCGGATAATCAATTCGCCTAATACTTCTAATCGACCAACTTCTCGTTGAAATTCAATTTGAGACATTGAAGTAGAAATCTTTTTATATGTAGCAGCAAATTCACGTTTAGCTTTTTCTAAATCAAATTTTCCGTTTGCAGCTCGTTTATAATAAGGCAATTTAACTTTGAAATGATGCCATGTTAATAAAGCCAATCCGCCTTTCTTATGAGCCGTAGTTGCAATTTTCTCTGCCCCAGCTTCTCGAGTATCGGCAAATGTTTCAAAAGTATCTTTTTTCTCTTCTTTTGATTCAAACAGTAAATTTAATAGTTTCATATTAATAAATATCACAATGTAGGAATCAATTTATATGATTTGCATCCAAACAATAACATAGATCTAAAATCAGCTTGTTGAAATGCATCTAATGAATGTTTTGATAATCTGTTGAATCGTTTGATAACAGATATTATTTCATTCCAACCTGTATATTCTAATACAGTTTCTACATAACTAACATCAACTAACAGATCTGATACATTAGCATAATCCCATTCAATGTGTACTACGGGAGTAACTCGATCATCATCTATGTAATCAATACATAAATCTAATCCGCATTTGAAACTGGTACTTAAAATGCGAAGAAGTTCGGGACGTTGTTTTGCATATCGACGTACTTGATCTGCAGCTTCTCCCGACAATGGATATCTAAAAACAAATTGACTATGATCAAGAATCAATGCAGATTGTTCATGTTGAGTAAGCCATGGCTGAATGATAGCATGAGCGCCCTTTGCTGCATCGCCGTCTTTATACCATGTTGTATCATGTTCTAATGAGATGTTATTATGTGCGTAATATGCTTGTTCTATTTCGTTTAAATCAAATCCTTCATGATCTACATGACACGTATAATTTAATAATACATGTTCGGCAACGTCATCGGGCAATGGTTTAGAAATTTGAATATCAGAGTATACGGGTTTTGATATGTTATAACTTAACATTACATCATGTTTTTTATTATGTTAGCAAAATTTGTTTTTGAATTGTTAAACTCAGAGTCAGCATCATCAAACAATTTAGTTTCAAATGAATTCTTTGATTTTTTTATCAAGCAAACCGTTGCATCAAATTGTTCTAATCCATTAAGCAAATATACAATACCAAAGTATGCATACGTATCACAAACTTTAGCAACAAATTCTGCTTTTGAAAATATCAATTTCAATGTACCTAAATCTTCTATAGGTGCACTAAATACATGTTCTTTGCGTTTTAATCCTAAATATGAAAACTTAGGAGATGTTTTCATTTGTTTTGCAAATTCTTTGAAAAATGGTTTTGCTAATTCTTTTGGATCAACAATATTCTCTTCATTTAATATGTTTTTTAGTTTCATCATCGTGTTAGATCCTTATCATCTAGAGCTCCACCAGTTACCCAAGCCGTACAACTTCTGGTACCGGCACATTTGAAATGAAGAAAATTGCAATAACCTAAATCAGCTTTTTCGACTGTTGCCATGGCATCGATATTTTTTTCATTGCCTTCAATGCCCTTTTGCATACACTTCCACATTTTATCTGAAACATCAAATGCAGCACAATTTGCACATTGCATTGTTTTAGCAGTGGCTTCTGAAATGTCCCAACGCTTTGCAGCATCTTTCCAATATGATTCTGGTTTATCTGGATTAGCTGGACCATAATAGTATTTATCAATTGCAGTTTGTCGATTCTTAAGATTCACATCGATGTCCTGTGTTGCAATGGGGCAACCCGTTTTTGCTTCAATCAATAAATGCTTTAGCTTTTCCATTATTTTCGATGTTTTGAAATCTCTACCGCAGCAAGTTGTTTAAGTGCCGCACGTTTCGATTTTGGTTGTTTAGATAATCTGCGTCCTGATTTAGTAGTAGCAAAATATCCTGCTTCCGTTTTTTCAATGCGCTCTGGCATCATTTGTTTGAGTTGATCTTTAAATCCAACCGGAACGAATTGTGGTTGTGCGGTATTTCCTGCAAAGCCTGGCATTTCATGATCTTCATGATGCATTGTATTCATTAAGAAATCACCTACTTCCTGAATATCATCTTTTGAAGTAGCAATATGATCTGCAGCCCAGTCATGCCCATTAGTTAGTATGTCTTGAACTTGACGCGGATCCATTTGCAACATAGCATCTACATATTTTTTAATTGTTTTTAAATTACCAAAAAACATGTAGTTTGCATCATTGTCATTGCATCCGCCTTTTGCTGCTCCGCATCCGCAACTACATTCGTTCAATCGTTTCATATTAAGCCTTTGCTAATACCGACCAAATAGTTCCGGTTAATGTAACAACACTTCCAATGATTTCTGTCACTGTAGTTTCATCAATAAGTCCTTTAGCAATCAAGATACCACCTACAAATGTTAAGGTGTGTCGAAGAATTCCAAGTAATTGTTCTCGTGTTAACTTTTTCATATATTCCTTTTTTATATAAATATAATGTTTTATGGATTCAATGCAATGTTATACCATGCTGCATTAGTTGCACTGTAGATATATAATGTATTCGTAGAATCATTCCAATAAATACTACCAGCTAATGGCGTACCACCTGTTTGTTGTATTGGCAATGCTAATTGTCCGCCGGCAGAAGTTTCTCCTAGTATGCGTAAGTCTATGAGACTAAATTTAGTTGCACCCATTGAGCCCGTTATATTAACTGATCCAGAAAAATTTGCACCAGCTATCGTATCAGTACCAGGATTAATTGTAATATTACTCGTAGTTTTTAATCGTTCTGCAGTTGGTTGAGCATTTGCTGAGTCTGCAATTACTGGATAAAATGAAGCTTCGGTGGTAGTACGTTGTACCAATAATTGATCTGCAGTATCTGCAAACGAAGAAGAAATTGCTCTAGATGATGAAACTGCAAACGAAGCTGTACCTTGTAATGATGCTGTTACACCTGCAGTTACGTTAAGTGATCCGGTGATACCCATCGACCCTGTTACTTGAGCCGAACCTGTAAACGGAAAACCTACTCCCGAACCTCCGCCTGCATTAAGAGCAAATGATGCTGTTACAGCGTATGATGAACTTAATGCTGATAAGGCATAACTTGCCGTTACTGGTACATTTGCTGCATAAGATGCACTTAGTGCCGTTGTAGCAAATGATGCTGTTCCAGTTAATGCACCAACTAACGATCCACTAAACGAACCAGTAGCAATAACGGTTGTAGTTGTGCTAGTACCATCTAATGCATCAATAATGTTTGTTACGTGCGTAGATTGTATTGTCCCGCCTCCGGTAATTCCGGTTCTACTTATTGTCCCCATTTATGCCCTTATTTCTTTTTTTATATATTGACCAATCTTTAGTCTTTTCATTAAGCCATTCTTGACGTCCATCACATCCACAATCTTCATCTAAAAGTTTAGCAATATGTTCTGCCAATTTATCTAAACGAGTTGCACTTGTAATGCGTTTAATATCATCACCTAAACCTCTACTTTGCATATCTGCTCCCATTCTGTATTTTATTTAATAATTGTAACATGAAAGTTTGCCATTGACCTGTATGAGGAATTTCAAAAACCTTTGTACCAGGATATGAATAGTCTTGCTCAGGATACATCATTTGCATATGACCCGTATCATCAATTCCTAAAACTTTATATGCTACATTGCGCATTGTTATCTTATTGCTAGGTATCATTGTACATTTACCTGGGAAATCCCATTGACCATTTGGATGGGCAACACCTTTGGTTTGGTGCATTATATCATTCCAATCAGACTCAGTAAGTTTACGTTTACCATTAACATGTTGTGCTAAAGATTCTATAACATTTTCATATATTATAAGTTGCCCCATATTCAATCGTTGCAACATCTCTTTGAGTTTATCAATCATTCCGTTATTACGAAGATGTTTAAATGCTAAGTTTTCAATTGAATACTCACCCGCTGCATCTAATCCAGCTTGCCGAAGATTTCGTAGTTTAACTAATATACGTTCTATTTTTTCTATAGCATCCGGATCAGTTTCTTCAATTTTGTTTATTTCATATTCATATGGTTCGGCCTTTTGACGAATTAAATCATCATCGATTGAAACCGTATCCGCATTTGGTTTACGTAACCATTTGTTTTGTGTTAATGAATATATGCCAACTGAACCGTGCAGATTTTCATTTGAATCTTGAGCATACAATTCAATATTCATACCCTTATATGTTAATGGGTATTTTGAATTCCAAATACTTTTTTTAGCTTGAAGATATTTTTCTACTAAATATAAGTTATCACCAACCTTTAAATAATTGATAACAACATGCAAATCAATATCACTATGTTCTGTCCAATTGTAATTAGCATTACTACCAATCATAATAATATCAATTACTGGAGCATCAACTTCTAGAAAATCATAAAATGCCGAAGCAATTTTTAAAAATCCAGCACATAACTTTTTAGGCAGACGATCGCCTGTCCATAACTTAGGATTAAGTTCTTGTTGTGTTTGGTATTCGTTAAGCATTTTATATAAATATCATTACTTCCAAAAGAGCTGAACAAGAAGTAAGGACAATGCTAATAATAATGATACAGCTGTTTTCAAATTAACAGCTTCGCCTTTAAACATGTAAGTCATAAACGTAAACACAAAAATGCCAGCAATGAATGATGTGAATCGGCCAGGCCAGAATTGTCCTCCAAATCCAGAAACTGCATAACGAGTTGCTTCCATAAATGCCCATGTTATCGGTACACCTAATAACATCAAAGCAATTTTATATGTTCTTGCCCATTGCCAAAGTAATGGACCATTTACTTGTGTCCAAACTACAAATTGTCCTAAAAAGAATATAGTTATGGACAATGCAATATGTTTGTAATTCATTTATAAAGATTTTAGCATTGCAATCATACGAGGACAAGGATGAATGTCTGATTTATCCTTTCGATATGAGTTGTGCGTAAAAACACCTCCCTCTCCTTTCAAGGCTCGTGTTGATATCGTCCACATATCTTCTTCTCGGTATGTTATGTCAATGCCGTAAAGATTTTTCCAATACGTTAACAATTGTTTTACTGATTCAATTTGTGCATCTGTATAACGATGATAATACTTATATCCTTTATATGGCGTTGCTAGTTCTGTTACTTGATCTGCAGGAACTTCTCTATCTACATAGTTATAAAACTTTCCATTAACTTTATCTAATGGCCCCCAACTACAAATTTCAATTCCAATTGCATGTGGGTCTAAAGATTTATAAGGAACGCCTTTAGCTTTAAAAATGTCTCGTTTAAGTCCTAAATGATAGCCCCAATACTTAGATGAAAATGCTTGACAAATTTCCCCATCATATGTGTCTTTTGATTGACCTTTGCCTGAAATAGTTACGCAAGTAGCAATTCGACCTCTATCGTCTGCATCCCACATTTTAATTGTGCCAACACCTGACGAATTACCAGCTGTATGATGAAGGACGATTTGTTTCTTTTCTGTTACTTCTTTGATATATTGCGATTCCTTCATAGGAACCTGTTTAATTTTTGATGTGTCTAAACTCATAACTTAATCCTTTTGGCGCGCGCCTTTATGTAAATCAATTTTATCTAATATCTCTGTTAATAATTTGCCTTCAATGAATCCTGCCATCGATGCATTTTTCAAAGCACTAATGATTTGGAAGAATATGAATGGCAACAATATTGTTTCACTTAACCAACTTGTTCCCGGGAATCCTTTTTCGATGATTAATAATGTTGTTAAGAACATGATCCAAACTACACCCGTTCTTAAAATTTTAAGAGCTTTAAATGTTTTAAATCCTTCTCGGCGTGCTCCGGCTATCATCCCAAATATACCATCCAATGCCACCGTAACAACGATTGCTAAATATTGTTCAGCATTATCCATTGTTAGGTTTAATAAATACGTACAAAGAAATGATACTGTTGTTGCTACTGACATCAATAATCCTGTTTTCATTCTACTCATACCTTTTTCATACAGTTGGTTCATCATCTTGTTTTTTTGAATGGTTTGAAAACTTATCTACTACAGTTCCAAACATGGCAGCAATAACAATATATTCTATAGCATCGACTAAGTATTCTACTGGTGCAATAGATTTTGAATAAAGAGCGTTGATAAACATTATAACTAGCAAAGACAAAAATCCAACAAATCCGATAACGCGTTTAGACGATACATCGCCTGATCGAGCATCTGATAACATTCGTTGAAAAAAGTTTTTGCTTTTACTCAATGTATTCCTTAGTTTTGATAACATTTGTTTCATAGATAAATATATGTTAGTTTGAAATACCTGGTAGCAGTTAGTCATTTTTTGATATAGCTCGACCTATTTGTCGTTCCCAATCTCTATCCGTACGTACTAAATTATTCTTTTTAATAACGGAATCAATAATTGTTGAATCAACGTTGAGTGATTTCATTAATGTTTGCAATGCTGCAATATCTTTAGGAAAACAATGTCCGCCATATCCAAAATCACCGTCTGGACCAGGAACGGACCAATGTGTATTACCTAATCGTTCATCATATCGAGCATATTCAATTACTTTGTCATAATCAATGTCCAATGCTTCACACATCTGATACATTTCATTTGCAAATGCAACCTTAGTTGCTAAAAATATATTTGTAATATATTTGATTGTCTCTGCTATAGTTGAGTTTGTTTTGATAATTGGTATCTTTGGAAATGCTTTTTCAAAAATACGTTTAACTCGCGTTGAATACGGTCTAGCAGCACCTATCACAATGCGATTTTGATTTTTATAATCATCTACTGCATTGGCTTCTGTTAAGAACTCTGGATTAAATGCAATGTGTATATTTGCATACATTTCGTTTAATCGCATTGTTGTTCCTGGCGGTATTGTTGATTTTATAATAACAATAAAATCTTTTTTGTTTAAGGCCGTAACAATATGATTGATATCACCTAATGCTTTTAAAATATATGATAAATCACATTCTCCCGTTTCATACATTGGAGTAGGTACACATAAAAACGTTTCGTTGACATTTTCGATTAATGTATATAACGACATTTCATTGCTATCTTTTGCAGGGTCGACATCAAAACATCTGACATTAAAATGATTCTTTAAACCTTGTCGAACTGCGTTGCCAACAAATCCTAATCCAACTATTCCTATTTTTTGCATACTATTAAATCCTTTTCATATGTTTGTACATTCATTATTGTAATTTTAAGATTACCTAATTCAAATTGTTCTCCAGGCTGTGCAAATTCATTTAATAAATCTGATGCATCTAATATTTCTGGCAGCTGTTGAATATATACAAAATCTTGCTGTGTTAAACGATTACCATTAATCTCTACAATGATATCATCATAATCATAACGATCTGTATCAGTTAACGAATGACAACGTTGTCGCAAATCTATAATTGTATTTGACTGTTCCAACGTAATATATTTTAACCATTCTGCATCTGAATATATTCTATCGCACCATGGTTCTAATGTTTCCAGAAGTTGCTGCGTACAATTTTCTACTCGAAATGCAATTCCATACTTGCTAGGAATAACGGGTTGCATTAATACATCATGTTTAACAAAATGTCCCCATTTTCGTATAAAGTTTCTTGCATTTTTATTTGTAGTATATTGCCACTCCGGACTATCTTTTCCAGCACCGCCGCCTGCGTATTTATTAAATCTGCTGCCCCTACTCGTAAAATGATATACTAATCCATCCCACGATTGTAATGTTCTATAACCGTTTAAAACAAAGCGATTAAATAAATCTGAATCTTCTTTTGATTGTGGTGCAAATAACGGATCATGTCCTCCAACAGCTAAGTAATCTGTTTTATACATGCACCATGGTGCAAATATGCCAGGCGTTGTTTTATCTTGCATTAACTTAACACTATTTGAATTCCATTTATCAAAATCAAATTGATCAGCTTCAACACCAAAATCTACTGTAATCTTCTCTGGTCCTGCAGGATGAAGCGGTGGTTCAACTCTCGTAGCACTCACCACGATGCCAGGCTTTAAATGTTTTAATATGTTAACATCTAAATTAGGAGCAGCTACCATATCTGCATGAAATGCAAATATAATATCTGTTCGTGCCATCTCAATTCCTTTGTCAAACATTCCTACTATACCAATACGTTTCGGCCCTGGATTATGATAATGAATGACATCTGGATCTTGCAATGATACAATCCATTCTGATGTACCATCTTCGCTTGCATCGTCTAAAATTAAAACTTCATGAGTTGTTTGTAAATTGCGAATTGATTGATATGCCAATTTAAGAAACTCTAAATTGTTTCTACTAGGAAGTACAAATGTTATTTTTTGCATAAATAATCTTTTATGTAATCTTCTATGTTTAACATAGGCTCCCAACCTAATACTTGATGAGCTGTCATATCAGTACACAATGTTTCTTGTGCTTCACCTGGTTTATCATCCATATATCTAATAGATGTTATTCCATACATTGCAGCAATATCATTAACTGAATAATTCTTGCTTCGGCCTAATTCAAATTCATATCCCCAAGCACGTTGTTGCCAAATTTTAAGTAATGCATCTACAATGTCATCAACGTGAGTAAAATCTCTACGTTTGGATCCATCGCCGTAAATTACAATTTGTTTGTCATTTTCTAAGCAGTTCTCCCATGCTCCTAACAATGTACAATAGCCGCCTTGCTTTAAATGATGCGGTCCATATACATTATAGAATCTAGCAATGGATGCTTGTAACCCATAATGCATTTGAAACAATTTGATAATTTCCTCACCTATGTCTTTGCTAAATGTATATGGATTCTTAAATTTGCCAGAATGATGTGAACTAGATCCAGCGTATATCAAAGGAATATTTGAATCTGCACAAATCTTAGCTAATTTCATTGTAGCTGTTGCATTAGTATCAAAATATTCTTGTGGCTGTTCAAATGATGGTTGTATTCTCGCAATTGCTGCTAAATGAAATATGATATCAAATTTATTTAGATAATGTGTTGATTTATCGCCCAATGTTCTTATATCAACATCAACATATGTTGCACCATCAACATGATTGCTACGTAGTCCAGTATTGTAATTATCATATGATACTACATGATGTCCTAGTTTCAATAATTGTTTGATTAAATTGGTTCCAACAAATCCAGCTCCGCCTGTAACTAATACATTCATAACTAATCCATTTTGCCTCGAGCACATTCATATAAAAAATTGCTGTCTTGATATGTGTTAGACAAATACGCAATTTTTGAAGGCCCAAATACTTTTGTAATTTTATAACCTAACATTGTTTGTTGCAAATTGCCAATACCCCCTATATGAAATTTTCCATTTTCATCTGGTACTGGTTCTTCCCATATTACTTCAAAATCATGTATTTGTTTGAGATATTTTCTTGTTGTACAAATAAAACTTTCTCGAAGCGTTAATACTTGATCTTTGCTTTTAAATAAATATTTAGATTCTGGTTTTACCCATTCTAACGCAACCTTTCCTCGCACTATTTCATTTGGATCAAAGACTGCAGCATAATTCATTCCGTTGCCAACAAATGCAATACCTTGTTCTAAATATTGCAAACATAGATTGATAAAGTTCCAATCTTTAATGACCAAATCATCGTGAATTAAAAACAATATGGTTTCATCATCTAAATTTAAATAATCTAATGCTTGTTGGTATGCTCCGTCTTCTAATCCTTCATTTGCAAAAACTTTGTATGCAAAATGTTGCTTAACTAAGTCTGATGGTTCTTTATGACAAGTCCAAAATACATCAATCATATCATTTGATTCATTTAATTGTTTAAGCCCTTCGATCAATTCTGGAAAATTATCGAAATGCCAACCTACTACTATAAACTGTATTCTCATAATGTTAAGTCGTATATATTTTCGTTGTATAATATACTACAACTATATTTCTGATCAGGCGTTAATAATTTATAAGGAACATTAACATCCGTCATTTTAGTTTTATTTTTTTCAATCATCCATGGGACATTATCTCTAGTTTTAGAACCGCCTTCAAACATAACAATTGAACCAGACTCAATATTAGATTTACACCCATCATACATTTCTAATAATTTATCGCCATCATTGTCAATATCAAAATACAACATATCAAATTGTTTATTTTTCAAACTGCAAAATTCAAAAAAATCTCCATATTCTGCGACGATAAAATCTTGTAATTGCCATTGTTTTATATTATTCAATGTAACTGCATAATTAGGATTTGATCCAATTTCGCCTTTAGATTGCATTTCATATGTATCATACGTAAACACTTTGCCAACATGTCCTTCGGATTCATATAATTCCTTGAGTGCTAATGCCATAACTATAGCAGTTCCTCCATTTTCTGTACCATATTCTATAATAGTTTTAGGTTTTGCCGTAAGAACTATCGCATATAGTGTAGCTAACCATGGATATTTATGTCTTGGAAATAAATTATAATATTTCATTGTTAATGTTCCTTAAATACTTCAATACATAAAACATTCTTATCATTGATCATGATCAATGTACCGTCTTTTTGTTTAAATTTAGTAAACTGGCCTTGTCGAATTGTTTCAGAATCAATATTATGAAATGTTCTTTTTTCTCCACCAACGAAATGTATTATTTGTGTTACATATCGTCCTGTTACTTCTGTTACTGATGATTTTAAATTCATAACGCCTTGTACATTATTACGCTATCAACTTGTTTATTATTTTTAATAACTGCATTAGGAATAATACCAATTGGCATAAATCCTAACTTTCTATACAAGTTATATGCAACAAAATTACTAATTTGCACTTTTAAAAATACAGATAGAAACCCCGACATCTTTAACCATTCCATAAACATTTGATATGATTGAAATGCATATCCGTGTCCACGAAAATTAGGATGTAAATCTAATCCTATATATAAATTTTTATTTACGTGATCATGATTTGATGTTCGTATATAACCTGCTACTCTATCACGAATTTCAATCACATACCACTCAGGATTTTGCGTATTAAACCAATTTTGTGTTTCTTCTAAAGAAAATGAAACTTGCGTATCTAAAAATTCTAATGATTCATCTCTAATGTATTTTACTTGAGATAAATCATCATACCGCATGTTTCTTAGCGTGATGTTGCCTTGTTGCAATTCCATTACCAACCTCGCTTAATAGTATCTACAATAAATTCTCTATTTTCATTAGTAACCCACCAACCTACTGGAATTGATATCATATCATTGGTTACTAAATCTACATTAGGTAATTCCTCTCTAAATTCTGCAGTGCATGTATGTTTATCATTTCGTTCATGTACCCTAGATGTTACAATACCATTTTCTAACATGTAACGCATAAAATCATCTCTACGTTCAACGCGCATAGTATATAACCAATATGCAGAATCTTTTCTAGAATCATTTTCTAATAACGTGACACCATTTGTATTTTGTAAAGCAGCATTATAATATTGACCATTTGCTTTATGTGTTCCAATTATGGTATTAGCATGTTTTAAATTTTCGATTCCAACAGTAGCACAAACATCATTCATATGAAATTTAAAGCCCCATTCTGGTATATCAGCTTCGCATCTAAAATCTGTTCTTGGGCCTTCTCTATCAATACCATACCAACGAGTCAATCTTGCACGTTCATTTAATTCTTTATATGGTGTTATCCAAAATCCACCATCTACTGAAGTAATATGTTTGATTGCTTGTAAAGAAAATGTAGTGATTGTATCATATGTTCCAATTAATTGACCATCCAATTTAGATCCAAATGAATGTGCTGCATCATCAATGATCATGAATTCAAATCCGTACGTTTGTCGATATCTTGCTTGAATATTTTTCAATTCAACTAAATCAACAGGATACCCACCCCAATGCACAACAGTAACAATTTTTGTTTTTTCGTTTAGTTTGGATTCTAAATCTTTCAAACAAATATTCATTGTAGTTGGATCAACATCTACCCATCGCAATTTTAATCCATTTGCCAATATTGGCCAATTGGTTGCAGTGCACGTTAACGCAGTTGTTAAAACTTCATCGCCTTGTTGCAATCCAGGCCAATTAATAATTGAAGCTCCAAATTCATTTTGTATTTGATATGTATATGGTAATTTTAATAAATGATATGCTAAATGCTCTGCCGATGTTGCAGAATTAAATGTTAATACATTGTTATTAAACTGCCCAAAATATTTTGATAAATCGTTTTCTAATTCTTCAACTTTAGGTCCTTGTCCTATAAAACCGCTGTTTAATACTTTAGCAATACTGTCAGCTGCATTGCTTGACATAAATACTTTAAATAATGGAATTTGCATAAAAGTTTTCCTTGAATTTTTCTTCTGTATAATATTCTTGATAAAGTTCTTTACATTTATTACTATAATATAAGTAAAATTCTTCATCATTCCTAAGATTTTTTGCTATATTTCTTGCAGACGTTAAATCTCCAATTTCTACGGTTAAATCTGGATGACAAATCATTTGACTGTCTAATCCTTTATAACCAATACACGGAATTCCTAAATATGCACAATTTAATGCAAATGTGCCTGCTGCATGGGTACGCATCAAATGTACGCCATATTTAAACTTATTAAGCGTATGCATCCACTCTTTCCAATTCATATATGGTAGATGCGTTATCAATTGTTCTTCTAATGGTTGTTTTCTACCCATACTTGGTGCATATACCGTATCATTTAATTCTTTAGCAATTGCCATGGAATCAAATCCGCCATACCAGGATACAAAATTTCCACCAATAATAACATCATTGCGCGTTTCTTGTTTTAATTCACCTATAGCAGTTTCAATCATCAATGATGGCATCACTCTAACATCTGGATGATCTATCAATCCTTTATAATATTTACGATCTGCATCATTGTGTGTAAAAATAATATCAGCTGATGCCAATGTATTAAAATACCATACTTGCATTTCTAATGAATAATCTTGCCAATACCAATTTGGGCCTTCTTGCATTACTGCAATTTTCTTGCAACTTACTTTTAAATCATCGATATTAAAATT